CAAAATGTACCAGCGTCGTGGCGACCTGCTGACTGCCTGCAAATAACTCAATGTATGGAGTGTCCATAGAATCCCCCGTTAACCAATTTTGACGGTAACAAATTTGCGAATATCTGCCGGAACCGGCTGCGGTGCGCTGTGCGTCTGCACGTACTCAATCGCCGGATCGCCGTCCTCAATCCAGTTTTTCGGGTAAAACATGTTTTGCGTTGCGCCCGTTCTTACTGCGTCCTGATCCATAATCGCACCATAGGCCACCAGCCCTTTATTGTTGGTGTTGCCCAGGACAAGCAAATCAGGCTCAAGGAAATATTTTTCTGTGCCGTCGCTGTCAGTGTATTTGCCGGAATAGACGATAAGGGCAATATCGCCCAGATAGCCTTTAAAGCTCACCACTTCGCCCAGGTTTTTACAGGCCAGCTCTGCGGCGGACTCTGAACCACGGGAAAGATCGTACAGCTCACGGAATTTTTTAAAGCTGCGTAACGTTCGCCATACCTCAGCGCCCATAATCATGACGTTTGCGGGGCAACCAGCCTGATCGGCGTATAGTTCGATATCATAGATTGGATCGTGGGTTTCTTTGTCCTGCTCTGACCATTTTTTCCCGTCGGCCTGCTCTATGATGTTTTTTTCCGGTATCTTCCAGTCGATTTCATAGCGCTCTATGCCTTCGCCTTCAATGATGTTTTTTCCGGTCGTTACCGCATTTACCGCCAGCCATTCCACGCGCGCTTTTATGGCGTTTATCTGGCGGCGCATATTGCCAGTAATCAGGCGCATACGGCGATAGGTAGGGTCGTTAAGCTGTGCCGGATCTTCTCCAGCCATGCGCATGATGGTTTTCGTTGGATCGATTTCGTGCTTTGGCTTCATGTAGCCAGGTTTAATCGTGCTGGTTTCGTACCCTTTATCGCGCTGAACCTGGCTACCCACCATAGGCGAACAAAACGCCGACATGGTGACTTCTTCAATGTCCAGGGTATCCAGCATGATGTTTTGCGTGCTGAATGTCGCCACGTTCGGGAAAAACAGCGTAGTAAACAGAGGGCTGAATTTAAAATCCGCAATATCCCCGCGATTCAGGTACATGAAAAGCTGGTTAGTGTTAAGTGCCGTTGCTTTGCCTGCCATTATTCACCCCCATAATTTTTATGCATCCCAAGCGCCGCAAGTAAATAAGAGCGTACAAGTGAACCTATCGACGGCTCCGGCGTCATCAGCGGATCCAGTCCAGCCGCCACGCCAGCCTCATAGTTTTTTTTGTGGCGCTGCTTGAGCACCTCCACGATTTCGGGGCTTATGTACACCGAAACACCGCCTTTTTTCTCTTCAGCCATAGTAAGAAATTCCTCTTCGACTTAAAAAATCATAACTGGATGTTCATCCAGCTCTGATTATAATCAGGATTGCGTTTTGTGCAATGATATTGAGTTGTGTTGCAAATTATGAAATGATGATCCCGCTCATGTGTGTCAGTGCACCAAAAAGCCTCATATGCAAAAGCCCGATAAGCCACCTCTGACCTTATCGGGCTTTTTTATCTGCCTGCAAAGATGTCGAACAAAAATTAACCACAACCATCATCTTTTTTGCATCAAAACAATTAAAAACAATAAATTACGCTCATGATGATGATGACGATAAAATCACAAAAATGCGCTTTTTTCCGCGCTTCCCGCCCCGTGTTCAGGCCCACCCCGCCAGGAGGACCCGTAAAAAAGCCGGATTGCTCCGGCTTCTGTCTCTCGTCGCTTAAAACGGTATGTTATCCCCGTACGGATCATCATTCCCCGCCTGTTGTTTTGCCCTGTTCAGCGCGTCAGTAGCCTGGCCCTGTTGACCTTTTTTGCCGCCCAGTCGCGCCGTTCGCGCACTGATTACACTGTCTGCGATAACCTGCCAGCCCTGCCGCGTTTCTCCGTTCTGCCCAGTCCACTGGCTGATCTGCATGTTACCCGCCACGCTCAGGAGTTCACCCTTGCGGTGCCTTTCCAGTGCTTCGGCCTGTCTGCCAAATGCCAGGACGGATAACCACATCGTCGCCGTTCCGTCATCTGCCTGGCTGCACGGAAGGGGGACCGCCATACGCGCCAGCGTCATCGGTGTGCCCTTGCTGGTCTGTTTTACCTGCGGGTCGTCCACCAGCCGCCCGTAAGCTGCTATCTGTGCTGTCATGATTCCACCTCTCCGGTTTTAACGTTGATGGTTGTTACCTGTTCCGCTTCGGCAATCTCCCGCTCTGTCAGCGTGGCAAAATTTGCCGCCGTCGTGGTCATGAATGCGCTTATCAGTTCGGGATGTGCTTTCGCGTATCCTTCCCCCGCGTGGCGGTCTATCGTTCTGATTGCCACCTTTAAAGCGTGCTCTGTCATGTCTAACGCGCGATATTTCGGTTCTGTTCTGTCTCTGCGTTTTTTGAGTGATTTATTAAATTTCCCTGAAGTGTGCATATTTATTTTTACCCCCTCGTTTAAAAAGTTTTGAGTTGTGCCTCCCCTTGTCTACCTTATCTACCTTAGTGGCCCTCATGCCAGTAATGGCGCGGCTTTCAGCGGGGTAGAGTGCTTTTATCCACTATCTACCCCGTGTCTACCTCCCTGTCTGATTCAGGTAAAATCAGGTAGAGAGGGTAGATAGTGGGTAGACAGTAAAAAAAGGCTATCTACCTAACTTAATGCACTGAATTAAATGTATTTTTCTTTACTCAGGTAGACAGGGTAGACAGCAATTACAAAAAATTATAAAAACGCGTCGCACTCGTCTGTTGTTATTGCGTTAGTCTGCGTTACTCCCTTAACTTTCCGCGTAATATATTCATGTCCGTAAACTTTCGCGGCTGGCTTCATAGCCTTGCCAAAGTCATTTACGTTTAGCGGTTTGCTCCTGCCTGCGTACGCCATAAACGCCAGATAGACGCGGTAAAGGCTGTTTCTGGTCGTGTACTTCACTGAATCGCCACCGCCGCCCATCATCAGGCCGCGTGCTTCCTCCAGAAAATTCAGGAACTGGCAAAACTCAATAACCGGATCCGTCTGTTGCTTTATTGCCAGAGCTTCATCACCGTCACGCTGTTCCAGTAGTAAAGCCCGTGCCTTCTCAGGGTCGGTAAAGTTCGCCAGCAATCGGCGGATAATGACAGGGATTTCAGCCGCGATCTTTTCCGGTAGCTCCCTGTCTTTTTCGGCCTCACTGACGATATTGTCGAAACGGAAAATCACGCGACGACGTGCCACACCTCCGGCCCGTTCGGTGAATATCATCGGGTTATTGTTGGTCGCCAGCACCACCGCCCTGATTACAGCCGTGAAACGCTTTTCGTATTTCGGGTTAATTTCCACGGGGTCACCGCCCGTGATTTTCTTGATGCCCGTTCCTTCGCCTGTATATTTCGGCTGGTCAGCCAGGACGATAAGACGACTCCCGACAACCTGCGCACGTCCACCAGCATCATCAAGCGATGTCATTTCAGCGCTTACCGTGTTCTGTTTCCCTGCCAGAAGGCTGGCTATGTGCGTGAATGTACTTTTACCGCTCCCGCCGTCTCCGGTGGCCTCAATAAACATCTGCCAGTCGTACCGGTTCGCCATAATCATGTACAGCGCGGCACATATACGCATCATCTTGCGCGGGTCTTTTCCGGCTGCGTGCTCAAGCCATTTATGAAAGTTTGGCGCGTTATCGCGGATGTTCTCCCCTGGTGCTGGTGGCGTGTACTCAATGCCGTTGTGCGTGGTGATCCAGTTCTCCGGCGTGTGCGGGGAAAATCCCCCCGTTTTCAGGTCAAGCGCACCATTGGCGAACGGCAGCAAATCGCCGGACGGCTCGCCCATTGGTTCGGCAATAACTTTTAACGCTTCCACGGCGTTATTGATTACGCGCTTGCTGAAAGTGGCCCTGTGCTCTGAATAGATCGCCACCATTTCGCGGCTAAGTTCCATTGTGCTGACCGGACACCATACCCCGCCGCGCCATACGTGAACGATTTCACTTTCAGGATGTACGCAAACGCCATCAAAGCGATCGGCAAGCAGCTGCGCGCGCTCACTGTCCGCCATCTGCGAAAGTTGCGCCTTTTGCTTTACCGGAAGCTCAATGACCAGACCATCAGAAAGATTCTGGCGCTCACGGGCCAGATATTCGCGCCAGTTCTCCACCTTCTGACCGTGCATACCATCAGGGTAAAAATTTGCATCCTGTACGCCTGCCGCCGCCAGCTTCTGACCAATCGCCTTTATCATTACTGGCGCAAGATATCCGGCCCTGAATATGCGCACGGATTTTCTGCCTTCCGGCACAATTTGCAGCTTATCCAGTTCTGATAACTGCTGCTCCCCAAGCCACACAGGAGGCTCATTATCTCCGGCCATACGCGCATCATGTTCCTGCCATTGTTTCGCGTGTGCCCAGGCATCACTACCCGCAAAAATAATGACTTCTGTTCCTTTGTGTTTTATGCCGCGTGACTGCTGTTTTACGTTCGGTGCCAGTTTCATTTTTTACCCCTGAATCCTTTAATCATGGTTTTCATCTTCTGAATATTGGCGCGTGCTTTCTCCCTGCTGGTGGGCACGTTACGCGGTACGGCCTGCACAAGAGAAAAATCACGGTCGAACTGATAAACAGGCATCACGCAATCATATTCGTAGCCTTCACGACGGTAGGTTACGCGCCGTTCCTCCACGCCCTTAATCATTACCGTGCCGCCGTACTTATCGCGGTAAATATCACCGCGCATGAATTTAGTGCGAGTTTTGCCACTGGCAGTTAAGCCAGAATATTTAAGTTTCATTATTTTTATTCTCCGGTGTGGGGCGCTTTATACTGGTCGTGTAATGTCTCTATTTCCTGCAACTCATTTATTACAGGCTCAAGAAGCGTTATTAATGCCGTGACAATCCTTGATTTCTGTTTATCACGTTCATTATCTCCAAGCGTTTCAAGACATATGCGCAATATTTCCAACATATTTTCACTGTGAGAAAGTGCAAGAAATGCGCGGTCTATTGTTTCGTGGTAAATATCACGCATATTAATCCCCGTCCGTCGTTTTTCTTAAAATAACCTCTGTCACGAAATCAGCATAATCGGCGGCGATATTCAGTACATCAAGCCCCGTTGATTTATATTCTCTCGTGGAAAGTAAGAAAAAATCCGCTCTAATAAGCTCTGGCATTGACGAAAGCGCATCAGCCGCATCATCAGGAACGCCGGAAAATTCCTGTTTCAGGGAATTAAAACGATCATCACGCATAACCCCCCCATTTTCACAATCAGCAACAAGAATATTTTTAGCGTCATTCAGCGACCGCGTTGCGATGTATCGGATACATTCCAGGGCGAACTGTGTCCGGTCTTTCTGTTCTTCTCCCTGCGCAAGCTCTGCCGTGCATTCAATATCAATAAGCGCGTGCATCAGCGTAGTGAGTGCGGCGGCGGCTGCGTCCGGTGTGGTTTTATTGCACATGTACCCCTCCGCATTTTTTTTCGTTAGAAATAAGCGTTCTTCTTTCCTGTTCATCGCTCAGGAATACGCAGACCTCACCGCTAAGGCGTTTAAGTAAGCCGATGATTGCCCCTGATTCGCTGTCGGTCATCATGCCAGGGTAATCCTCTGCCAGTGCGCAAATAACTTCGATTTGGTGGGCGCGTTCTGCTGCCTGTTGTAGTGTGATTTCCTGGCTCATAAGCCTACCCCCTGACGAATACGGGCAGCAAATACCATCACGCAGCCAGCCGGAGATTGCTGGCGTGCTTCCTGTTCGCTGGTGGCCTCAATGGTAATCACGCGCGGTTGTGCCGTGCTCAGGGCGATAAAACGCCAGATGTATTTATTCAGGTTGTGCGAGTCCCGCCCTTGCGGGTGTGTGGTATGATTTCTCATAGCTACCTCGATACTTTCGCTATCGTTGGTGGTTAGAAGCCCGGTTAGTGTTAGCGCACTGCCGGGTTTCGTCGTTTCTGCACCTTGCGCCAACAAGGTGTTGAACACCAATTTAAACCCAGGTGTTAAACACGTCAAGTGTTGAACACTTATTTTTTTTCCTGCATACTGCATTTGTTTTTTATGAGGGGTACACCACATGGCGACAAAAGCGGTAAACGCAAAATCACAAACCGTTGCGGCAAGGGTTCCGCATGAAGTTATGAACAATGTTGAGGCGGTAAAAATGCCTGGCGAAAGTACGGGGCAATTTGTTACTGCGGCATTAAAACGAGAAGTTGAATATCGCCAGCGGCGCAAGGCCAAAGAACCAGAGTAATCACCATCAGCGCCGTGGTGTAAGGTATTACGGCGCATTGCTATGCAGGACAACACAATGACCGATAAAGAATTGACCAAAACATTATCACCGGCACGGAAAAGACGGCGCAGAAAGATAGAGCATGAATCAGAAAGATTCGCGCCATGTGCTTTTGCCCTTGAGCAATTCCTTAAAGAGTACAGGGAAAAGCGCTCATTGCAGGTATGGCAACGAACTGAACCAGACTGATTGCATTGCCCACCAGCCTGATAACGGCTATCATCCCCGTGCTTATGTTTGGGATCACACACACAAACGGCGCAGCGGGTTATCTGTTCAGAAAGGCGGCTCCATTTCGGGGCCGCTTTTTTTATACCTGAAAAACCCCAATTTTGTTGTTTTTCAGTTTCACCAGGGCGAACGAATCCCCGCCCACGTTCTGGCGTATATTCAATCTTCATGGTTATAGCTCTGTGTTCAGATGATTGATGTGTGGCGGCTGCGTGCCGCCAGCGTGATTAATGAACTGCCTTGCAGCTATCCTTCCAGGCCAGAACCTCGGATAAAGACCAGCCAACGGAACGACCGCCAAGTTTACGACGTGATGGGAATTGTCCGGCCTTTTCCAGGCGGTAGCGACACGTACGGCTAAGGCCGGTTAGTTTTTCGCATTCTTTTTCACGTATAAACCGATCAGTGCTTAACACTATTGCCCCCCTTTCGTTTCTTAAAGAGTCATCAGGTGTCTTATTGTGTCGTATTGTTCCCGCTAGAGTGATGAATGGCAAATACTGAGGATATATGATTTACAGAAAATGAAACAGTAAGAATAAAATCTTTTAAATTCATGTTAATACAAAGGCATAAAATATTGTTCCATGCCTTTTTTCTCGCTCTTTAAAGAGTGATTCGCTAGTGTACAAAAAACCAGTAACACATTAAAAATCAGCTACTTATAAATCCGTACGCTTTTTCGCCTCTTGTTCGTAGTTGTTCCACATTGTTGCTCATTGTTGCACGTTGTATCTGTTCGCATATCCAGTATGCGCATACTGAAAAAACACGAAAAAAATTATTTTCTTCTGGCTACGGGTAGCGTGGTTACGTTTTCATGTGTTCCCGCCAGTATCCCTAACCGCTCCGTCCACATATCCAGCGCATTGCGTTTCGCATCCAGATAACGGGAATGATTATAAACTCGCTGCATTCCTGGCATCTGGTGGCCTGTAAGCTGCTCCACGACATGCGGATCAACGCCTAAATCGTTCAGCATGGTTGTAAAGGTGCGCCGGATGTCATGCAGTGACCAGTGAGGGTGATTAAGCCTCCTGTGCGCTAATCTTCCATACTGCGATACGCTGGCCTCCTGTTTCACTTCCCCCAGCAATAAGCCCGTGTGCCTGTTCTGCTCCACCAGCTGCGTGACGAACGGCAGGATCGCTTCCGGTATGGGCCGGAATATTGCGACCTTCGTTTTGCTGTGCTCCTTCGGAACGGTCCATAGCATTTCCGTAAAATCCCACTCCCCGATCTCCGATAACCTCAGTTCTACCGTTCTGGCTCCGAAGACAATCAGGAGGCGGATTAACGCGACGTAGTAAGGGGAGAATATTTTTTTGTCCAGTGCCTGCAATAATTCGCCAAGTTCTTTGTTACTTAAGACACGTTCGCTTATATCCGGTTTTTTCCCAACGTCCGCAACGTTCAGATCGTCCAGAACGTTGCTGATTGCATAGCGCCGCCTACGGCAGAACTTAAGCGCCTGTTTGCACGCCTGTAGCACGAATCCGGCAGTAACAGGCGTTCGCTTTGCCACCTGGTCAAAACAGGCCAGCCAGTGCCGTAGCTCGCATTTATCCAGCGGCATAGCACCAATCTGCTGTATTACGTGATTATTAAGTCGCCTTTTCAGGGCGATATAATCCACGCGGTTTTCCTTTACGTAATACTCAAGCCAGTAGGTGAGCGCATCGCCAACCGTTACGGGCTTTAACGCTTCCTGTACGGTGTAATTCATCTCATGACGTGGATTTTTCCCCTCAGCCAGCCATGTGCGACACTGTGCGGCTTTTTCCCTGGCTGCTTTCAGGCTCAGATCAGGATAACTTCCCAGCTTAATGCGTTCGGGTCGTGTCTCCCTTCCCGTTCCGGCCCTGTATGTGAAATACCAGGTCAATTTCCCTGATGTTAAATATTTCACGCTCAGGTTTCCGCCATCACTATAAAACGTGTTTTTCTCCGCTGGCTTACCATGAAGTTTCCTTAGCAAGGTATCGCTCAGTTTGTTCATTGCTCTGCTCACGTTTTACCCCCTCTTTACGAAAAAGTGACTACACCAGTGACTACACCGATCGTTGCACAAAGGGCTACAACGTGAAACAAGCTGGAACAAGGAAAATCACAAATCTGTTGATAATCAAAAACATAATGCACAGCCTGAAACATTATGAAACAGCAAAAAACACTAAATGATAAAATGCTGTTATTCTTAACCCGCTGGTGCAACACATGGTCCGCTGGCGAGTGCCGCGTGTACTGGCAGTGTCGATTTTGATGACCATCATCGTGATGGCGATGGTGTTGCTATTAGCTTATCTGGGTTCCGCGCTCAACGAGTTGACGCGGACGTTACCGCAATATCGCAACTCTATTATGACGCCGCTGCAAGCGATTGAACCGTTGTTGCAACGCGTAGGGATTGATGTCTCAGTTGACCAACTGGCGCATTACATTGATCCGAACGCGGCGATGACGTTGCTCACCAACTTATTGACGCAGTTATCTAATGCCATGTCATCAATCTTTTTATTGCTGCTGACGGTGCTGTTTATGCTGCTCGAAGTGCCACAATTGCCCGGAAAATTTCAGCAAATGATGGCGCGTCCGGTTGAAGGGATGGCGGCGATTCAGCGTGCGATTGACAGTGTGTCTCATTATCTGGTGCTGAAAACAGCCATCAGCATCATCACCGGCCTGGTCGCCTGGGCGATGCTCGCCGCACTCGATGTTCGCTTCGCTTTTGTCTGGGGATTGCTGGCCTTTGCGCTTAATTACATCCCGAATATTGGTTCAGTTCTCGCGGCAATCCCCCCTATCGCTCAGGTACTGGTGTTTAATGGCTTCTACGAAGCGTTGCTGGTGCTGGCGGGATATCTGCTGATTAATCTGGTCTTCGGCAATATTCTGGAGCCGCGCATCATGGGACGTGGGCTGGGGCTTTCCACATTGGTGGTATTTTTGTCGTTGATTTTTTGGGGATGGTTGTTAGGACCGGTGGGTATGCTGCTTTCCGTGCCGTTGACAATTATTGTCAAAATTGCGCTTGAACAAACAGCGGGAGGTCAAAGCATCGCCGTTCTGTTAAGCGATCTCAATAAAGAGTGACGGCCTCCGCAGAGGCCGTCAGGGTTACAGAGCCTTCAGGATTGCATCCACGCTGGCTTTGGCGTCACCAAACAGCATGTGGGTGTTTTCCTTGAAGAACAGCGGGTTTTGCACACCAGCATAGCCAGTGTTCATCGAACGTTTAAAGACAATCACGTTCTGCGCTTTCCACACTTCCAGCACAGGCATACCAGCAATCGGACTCTTCGGATCATCCTGCGCCGCCGGATTAACCGTGTCGTTAGCACCAATCACCAGTACGGTATCGGTATCAGCAAAGTCATCGTTGATCTCGTCCATTTCCAGCACGATGTCATACGGTACTTTTGCTTCAGCCAGCAATACGTTCATATGTCCAGGCAAACGCCCCGCAACCGGGTGGATACCGAAACGCACATTAATACCACGAGCGCGCAATTTCTCAGTAATTTCAGCGACAGGATATTGCGCCTGCGCAACTGCCATGCCGTACCCCGGAGTAATGATCACTGAATGGGAGTTTTTCAGCAGTTCCGCTGTCTCTTCTGCAGTGATTTCGCGGTGCTCGCCCACTTCCTGATCATCACCAGTAGAAGAGCCGTCGGTGCCGAAACCACCCGCAATAACGCTGATAAAGGAACGGTTCATCGCCTTACACATAATGTAAGAAAGGATAGCCCCCGAAGAACCGACCAGCGCACCGGTCACAATCAGCAGGTCGTTGCTGAGCATAAAGCCCGCAGCCGCAGCCGCCCAGCCGGAGTACGAGTTCAGCATCGACACCACCACTGGCATATCTGCACCACCGATGGAGGCGACTAAATGCCAGCCGAATACCAGCGCAATGGCGGTCATTATCAGCAATGCCAGCACTTGCAGGCCGACGCTGTCCGTGCGAACAAATACAATCAGCAGCAGGAAGGAAACGACCAGAGCCGCCAGGTTCATTTTGTGACGGTTTGGCAGCATCAACGGTTTAGACGAAATCTTGCCACACAGTTTGCCGAACGCCACCACCGAACCCGTGAACGTTACCGCCCCGATGAAGATACCGAGGAACACTTCCGTCAGGTGAATATTGACCAGAATCGGTGCCATTCCCGCGTCATGATGCAGATAGCTGTTAAAACCAACCAGCACTGCCGCCAGACCCACGAAGCTATGCAGGATCGCCACCAGTTCTGGCATTTCGGTCATTTCAACTTTCTTCGCCAGACGGATACCAATTGCCCCACCAATGACCATAGCCAGCAAGATCCAGCCAACATTACCCGTATCCGGTCCAAAAATGGTTGCGATTAACGCAATCGCCATCCCGGCGATACCGAAGTTGTTACCCTGGCGAGACGTTTCATGTTTCGAAAGACCGGCCAGACTGAAGATAAACAGGATCGCGGCAACAATGTATGCAGCTGTAACTAATCCTCCAGACATATGTTACCCCTTAATTTTTGCGGAACATTTTCAGCATGCGCTGAGTCACGGTGAAGCCACCGAAAATATTAATGCTGGCTATAAGCACCGCGATAAAACTAAGGAAGCTAACCCAGCCGCCCTGGCCAATCTGCAACAGTGCTCCGACAACAATAATCCCTGAAATCGCGTTGGTGACCGACATCAACGGTGTATGCAGCGCGTGCGATACATTCCACACCACGTAATAACCGACAACGCAGGCCAGCGCGAACACAGTGAAGTGTCCAAGGAACTCTTTTGGCGCAACGCTTGCCATCCAGCCGAAAAGGATGATTGCCAACGCCATCAACGCGTATTTACGCCACGGTGAGCAGGCACATTTTTCCTCAGTTTTCACTTCCGGTGCCGCTTTTTGTGCCGCCTGCGGCTGAGCTGATACCTGAATCGGCGGTGCCGGCCAGGTAATTTCGCCCGCACGGATCACAGTCACGCCACGAATCACCACATCATCAAAATCCACAGTGATGTTGCCGTCTTTCTCTTTGCACAACAGTTTCAGCAGATTAACGAGGTTAGTGCCGTAAAGCTGTGAGGATTGCGTCGGCAGACGGCCCGGAAGATCGGTGTAACCAATTACTTTGACACCATTTTCCGTAGTGAAGATTTCACCCGGCACGGTGTATTCACAGTTGCCGCCGTTTTGGGCTGCCAGGTCGACAATCACACTGCCCGCCTTCATGGAGTCAACCATTTCACGGGTAATTAGCTTCGGCGCTGGTTTGCCTGGAATAAGCGCGGTGGTGACAATGATATCGACCTCTTTTGCCTGGGCGGCAAAGAGTTCCATTTCCGCTTTGATGAACGCGTCCGACATCACTTTGGCATAGCCATCGCCGCTGCCCGCTTCCTCTTTAAAATCCAGCTCGAGGAATTCTGCGCCCATACTTTGAACTTGTTCTTTCACTTCCGGGCGGGTGTCGAATGCACGCACAATCGCGCCGAGACTGTTTGCTGCGCCAATGGCGGCCAGACCTGCGACACCGGCACCAATCACCATCACTTTTGCCGGTGGCACTTTCCCGGCCGCAGTGATTTGTCCGGTAAAGAAGCGCCCAAATTCATGTGCCGCTTCAACAATGGCGCGATAACCGGCGATATTCGCCATCGAGCTTAGTGCGTCCAGCGATTGTGCGCGTGAGATACGCGGCACAGAGTCCATCGCCATCACGGTCACGTTACGTTCCGCAAGTTTTTGCATTAATTCCGGATTCTGCGCAGGCCAGATAAAACTCACCAGCGTTGTCCCAGGATTCAGTAACGCAATTTCATCATCTAACGGCGCATTGACCTTCAGAATGATCTCTGACTGCCAGACGCTATTCCCTTCTACAATTTCAGCGCCCGCTTGCACAAACGCTTTATCGTCAAAACTTGCCAGTTGACCCGCGCCGCTCTCTACCGCGACGGTAAAACCCAGTTTCAGCAGCTGTTCCACTGTTTTTGGCGTTGCTGCAACACGGGTTTCATTGGTTAACCGTTCTCTTGGTATGCCAAT